CATCCAGTTTTCAAATGCAGAACGAATTGAAAAATCCGTATCATTAATAATTGTAATTGTCCAGCTTTCAAATGTTCTGTCTCCAGCAACATTTAAAGTTCTTCCTCTAAAGGCAACCGGTAATGGAGTTACGGTTGATGCTGGCATCGCGGCAGTTTTAATCAAAAATCTAGATTTGTCTAGGACATTAGTATCGGCAGGAGCAGCCTCCGGAAATGACAGAACAACCTCAAAGAGATTACTTCTGGCACCACCACCAGACAGCTTACTCTTAAAGTCTGTAATTTTTCTTTTAGGTGGTGGATTTAACTGATTTCTAGTTGCCATTGTTTTTAAACCTCTTGATTAATTAAAAGTTTCCGATTACTTCTTCAAAATCAACACCAGTTTTGGTGGCAATAAATGTAAGACCGATGAAGTTAATCGATCTTGTTGGTTTAATGTAAATGTCCGCTCTAAACTCATTGGCATCAATAACTGCTGCCGTGTTATTTGTTTCGTCACAAATAACAACATAATCGAATATACCTCTCTTAGCCTGAACGTCACGCAAGAAAGGTTCAACAGTATTTACAAAATTAGTTCTTGTAAGTTCATCATTAAATTCGAATAATATATCTCTTGATGCTCTTGAAATTGTATCCTCAAGGTAAATAAACAATCTACGAACATTAATTCGATCAAATGCCGATGCTTTCGCAAACCCTGTCTTATCACCAAATAGAATAATGCCAGCTCCAGGAGAGAAGATGACTGAATTTATTCTATTCGAATAAAGACGATCTCTTTCAGTTTTTGATGGATTATATGCCAATTTAACGGCATTTAGAATAGATCCCCTAGAAGTTCCTGCCGGAGAATACCAGGGGAAGTTGTTAATATCATTACGGGCACAAATACCTGCTATATCACCGTTTAATGGGACATATCTAAAGGTGTCTGAAAATCTATCATACATATACTTATATCCAGAATCAAAGACTGCATAAGAAGATGATTGGAGTGCTGAATAGAATGAAATTACATTATTAGTAATCGTATCTGTAGAATTAATAGTTGCCGAAGTTTGAGTTGTTGTATCAGTCAGTGCTGCTCCTCTATATGGGGAAATAAATGCAATCGCATCTTTTCTTAGCTCTGCAACAGCGATGAGTTTTTGAGCCAGTGCTTGTGCAGATGATTGTGAATATGCTGCAGACCCCATAATCAAGAAATCTACTTTATAATTTTCTGGGGTTTCGAATAATGAATATCCGTCAGATAGTTTGGCAATAGATGCCGTAAGAGATCCTGCTGTGGTAATAGTTGCTATTCCACTATAATCAAGACCTCCTGATAAAGCATTTGTCGAAGATCCTGATGCCGCAAAAATCACACCCTCGGCATTTTGATTCCAGGCAATATCGCTACTTAAAGTAAATCCAGAACTGTATCCGGTAGTTACAATTCCAGTTGGGGAATTAAGTCCAAAAATATAATCAGAATTATTTTCGAGATACTTTCTCCAATAAGAAGAAGATCCAACAGAGAATTGTGCATCGGATGCTTTAGAAAGACTTAAGTGCTTTTCTAAAATTGTTCCAGAATTCCCAGAAATAGTTCCAAGAGAGTCTATTACGACTAAATGAACTTCATCAAATCTTGAATTTCTTGCTTCGGCATATGCAGAAGTTCCTGGTCTTGGTGAAACATTATTCCAATTAACTGATGATGTCGGAGTTAATTGTATTGTTTGTGTATCAAACCAATCTACATCAGATGTTACAGTTGTTGCAGCAGTATTTCCTAACAATAAACTATCAACTCTCACAAATTCCGATCCAATCTTCAAATATCCGTTAGTATTAATTACTGTAGATATTCCAGAGTTATTTGTGCTAATTCCAATAATAGTACCCGAAGAACTAACTTCAGAAGTTACAGTTCCTACTCCACTAAATTTTTGAAGGTAAAGTGCAGTTGCATTGTCATTATGTACTACTCCAATAGTTCCTTCCTGCCCCCTTGTAACACCAGTAAATCCACCAACTGCAAGGCTAGCCCCACTTAAAGAAATGATTTCATTATCAATTGCTAAAAATCTATCTGAACCTGCAGTTATTCCTGCAGTAGCAATACCAATTGTTGTATTAATATCACTGAGTTGCAATCCACCAGCAGTATCTAAAGCTAATGTTGATACTAGATAAAATGAGGTAATTGCTGCACCCGCATTAATTGTTACTGCAGAACTTCCTAATTGACCTCTGGTTCCAGAAATTGAAGTAGATCCTGCTCCGCTTCCAATAAATGAAATTGCTGCAGATGTAAATTTATAAATGCCTTTTGGTTGATAGTCAATAGCAGTTTCTGTACCTCCAGTACTTACATTAGATAAAACTTTTACATCAACTTTATTAGTTGTACTGTTTATCCCAGTAATAATACCCTTAAAGGATCCGGTAAGTAATGAAGTTGTTCCTACACCAGCTAAAACTGTATTTGCTGGAACTGCTTGACTTACACCCAAACCAACTGATAATCCAGTAGTTGAACTGACAGTTAAAATTTGGTCTGCTTTTGCATCGATAATAGCAACACTAATACCATTAGACCAAGAACCTGGATTTTTTGCGGCAACCGTTACATTAGTAAGAGTATTATTATCATACCCCAAAGAAATATAATGATCTAAACTATCAATTTTAACACTAGATGCTGTTCCTACGAATCCATTTCTTAAATCATTACCGTTTGCTCTTACAACTCGAAGTGCTCCACCATATGCCAAATACGATGATGCACTCAACCAGTGCTCATAGTGCTTATCTGTAGTATATGATTCTCCAAAATTATTTAATAATTCGTTTTCGTTTTGAATTAAAATTGGTAAATCTACCGGTCCCTTCGCAAAAGGTGCCACAATTGCTCCAATTTTATCTGAAGCTGGTTGAGTTCTTCCTAGAGTAAGATCAACTTCCCTTACTACAATTCCAGGAGATGCTAAATTTAGCGGCATCTTGATTCTCCGACTATCCAGAATATTATAAAAGTATTTATAAAAATCTTCTCTTTTGAATTCTCATTGTTAATTTGACATGTAGTTCCATTCACTTGATACATCACCATATTCATCAACATTCCAAACTTCGATTGGTTTGTCATTTTCTCTAGATGATGCAATCAACCATCTGTCTCCCGATTTTTCTTCAATAAAATCTTCAAAATCATCTAAACCATCTGATATAAATCCAAAAGGAGACATATCTTGTTCGATTTGATTTTTGTGCTCTTCATATAGTCTTTTTCGAATATCATTATCAGTCATTTCTTTAAAATATTCTTGAGCAACTAACCAAGAAAAAATGACTAAACACATTACCAAATCATCATTACACCCTTCTTCTGCCTCAAAGGAATTATGCTTCTGTGCAAATGTTGTTAATTCACTGATAATATCATAATCAGTAATGAATAATTTATCATCTTCAATCAATAATTTTAAATTAGAACACCCTAACTTTTTAACAGATGAAGTTGTTCGAACTCCAAGTTGAGATTTTTTACCACTAAATCCAGATCCTACAACTTGCCCAGCACGACCTTTCATAGCACACATCAATATATTGTCATACTCTAAATCAAAGTGAAGAATATTGGCAACTTGATCACCAATATCATTTACTTCAATTAATAACCAAGAATTATTATATGCCTTTGCAACTTCATTAATAATTGCAGGAAATAACATAGGTTTAATTTCATTATTTTTATATTTTGCAACGACTTTGTAAGGAATGTCTGTGATGTCAAAAACAACAAATGCTGAATAGTCATTTCCAATTCCACGAGCAACATCAACCGTAATTAGATAATTTTGTTCTTCTTTTGGATTTTCATAAACATCAAGTCCTTTACTTCTTTTTAATGCATCATCATATACTAATATTTTAAGTTTGCTTGGATTAATTAAAGTTCCTACAGAACCTAAAAATTCACAAAGATGCTCTGCTCTGAATTGTTCTTCACTAGTATTTGAAATTGTTGTTGCCTTCCACTGCTCATCTCTTCCTGGAACTTCTGACCAATGAACTTCTGTGGCAACAAATTCAC